TTTTGTTGTTTTTTATATGGTTGTTTGTCATTGTAATTTGCGAATTTATTTTAGACTAATTTGTAATTTATTTTAGACTAGATTTTATAAGTTATTTTAGACTTAACCCGCCATTAAAAGCGGGTTTTTTAATTTATATTAGAGTAACTAAGCAATACGCTTCCAGACATTATAAACTTTAGAAGGCTGTACATTATTATGTGCTTTGTCGCCACCCACAGTATTGGTTCTTAAATTAGGTGGCGCATTACTTGAACTATCAGTGGCAGGGATGCCAGTTCCTCCAATAGTTCCACTTACAAATTTGATTTCAAAATCATGTTTTGGTATCTCATCTATTTTTAGCTGGTGATCATATTCACCAAATATATTTCCGTTAGTTTTAGTCCACTCTGGGCTATCCGTTTTACTTGAATAACCCACGATACTACGACCTTCTGCCTCACGTTCCCACGTGCCATAGCCTTTATGTATTGCAACTTGAGCAGACGTATCGAAATGAGTAGTGGTAACAAAGACATCACCAACTTTAGTATCTTCGTAGATTCGATTCTCCACAGCAAGGATTCGGCTACCTTGTTGTGCAAACTTATCAATATAGTCATCAACCGCATTTTGTAGAGCAGTGTTTTTGGCAAAGGTAGCCGTTAGAATATTTAATAATTGCTTATTATCTAGTTTATCTAACGCACCGCCAAAGCCTTCGATGACATTAGCAACTTCTTCCTGCACAGTATTACACCATGCAGGCGTAAGATAAGTTGCGTCTTGATTGGGTAAATCAGCATTATCATGAAAGCCATTTTTGCCAGCCCCGTTGAGGTTTTGGCGGGCAGTAGCAGAGTCAATACGGTGCATAGGTTATCCTTTAATCTTGTACAATGAGGTCAATGCGTAGTGCAGCTGGTAGATAGTGCCGCTCCAAGCAAGGCAATGAAACAGTGAGCGGCGCTTTAACAGTGACTGTGGCTTTAAACCTTAGTCTTTCAGTGTTAACTGGGTCAGTGCATTTGCCAGTCGATTGCATTGGTTTATATGTCTTAACTTTTAGAATTTGCTGATTATAACGAGCAAATAAGCTCTCTAATCCTTGGCGATTAAGCAGAACATGACCTTCATGCATGACGCGCTCAAGCTCTGTCAAACGTGTCTGTTCATTGAGTTGTGTGTTGTCAACACCACAACCCAAAGGCAGTCCATACTCACGTTCATACTCTGCTAATAGCTCAAGCGGTATGCGGTTGGTGCTGCCTAAAATCACGTCTGCTTTTGCCAAAATGTCAGCAAAAGGCTTGGCATGAGCCATGATATCTTGGTGCAATAAAGTGTCTATTGCCATATCATAAGCACCGTGTGGTAGGTGGGCAATTAGAACATCGGCAATCTGTTCTTGAGTTGTTATCATTGCGTTACCTTAATCGTTCCTGCTCTTATCCACCCAACTTGCTCCATACTTACTGTAGGGTCAATGTTTTGGTTAGGATTGAGCACCACATCTGTCACCCCTGTTACGCCCAAAATCAATGCAGATAATACCGACTCACGGTAGCTTTCAGCTGGGGCAAGTGCGGTCAAATATCGCTCAATAATGTTATAGATTTCACCATTGTTAATGTTTACGCCTGTCACTTTGGCAGTCACATCTAAGCTAATAATAGTAGGCTTAAAGGCTTTAATATCTTCAAAAAATACCGCTGCCTGTTGCAAGGCATATTGGGCTTGGGTAAGCAACTCATCACTTGGCAACGTCGCGCCATTAGCCCCCACGGCTGTCACAGCGACATCGACAGAACCCACACCGCGTCTACGTGGATAGATATAGGCATTGGCAACACCTGCCACACCTAGCACCGCTTGGCGTAGGTCTTCGTAGCGTGATAGGCTCTTACCTAATTTCTTTGCTTCCCATAGGCGATTACGCCAGCGTTCTAAGTTTTCGCCGTCACTGCCACCCGATAATGTGGTAATTGATACAGTTGGCATAACACCAGTGATTGCACTCACCCACATCAGACTACCTTGGCGATTGTAGCTTGCGCCCACATTATCCGCCTGAATTTGTAGTGTGACCGCCTTACCTGCGGTTGTGATAGCGCTATTTGTGGTTTTCCAATAGTAGCCTTTACCATCGGTGAGACGGCTGCCCACAGGTATTTCAACTCCTGTAGTGGTAGCAATGGCTTGGATTTGACCTGTTGCCATACTACCACCAAGACGCGGTAGACCAATTTGGTCGGCATGGATATAGAGATATGGCTCATCTGCCGTTTGCACAAATAATTGACGTACAATGTAGTTTTGGTGTGCGTATAGCCCTTCGACTATTGCCGCTGTACCATCCGCTCGAATACTGGCATCGCTATCGTCAGGAATAGCAAGTCCTGTTTGATTGAGATACTCATTGAGAATAGTTGCTCGTATTTGGTTGAAAGTGGGTATTGGGTACATTATCCTGCTACCTCGACTGTAAATGTGGTGGTATAAATTTGCCCACTTTGATGTTCAAGTTTTACTAGCAGCTGAATTTTGCCATTAGTAGTTGGTAAAGTTTGGCTCACATCAATATTGGCTAAAAAGTATCTTGGTTTGAGTGGTTCTAGGGCTTGTTTTGCCCATGCTACGGCTTGCAAACGGATTTGCGGTGTATCTTTGCTACGTCTTAGTCGATATAGCTCGCTACCAAAATCTTTATCCGTAAAATAACTACCTTTTTCAGTAGATAGCCGTAAGTAAGCCGCTTCAACCACGTCTTTGATAGGTGGTGCAGTCAGCCTACTTGCGATATAGTCATGGGTGACAGTGTTAATTTTCATGTTAACTCATCGTGTTAGTTGGTGGTGCACCATCACTTGGGTGTGCATGAGTATTGTAGATTTGGCGCATTTCAGCCAATGAGCCTTGTATATCACTGACTTGTCCTGTAGCAGTGACATTGCCATCAATATCAACATTGCCTATCATTTTGATACCATCTTTACCAAGGCGAATTTCATGTCCAAACTGATCATAGATGACCGTTTCACCTTCCCCTGCCTTGACTGCCACAGGGGCATCACCACTGGCGATAATGACCATATTGGTCGCACGTCCACCAATAGGCAACATCACCACTTGTGTATCAACAGGCAAATCACTGGCAAAGCCGACTTGCTGCATCAATCTAACGCCATCTAATATCTCATCGGATAAGCCACTAACTTGTAGTGGTTCGCCACGGCGTTTGACAAAGCCATACATTGCTTGGCGCACTTGTTTAAACGCATTCATCATTAAGACTTACTCCGCTTTGATTTGATGGTGGTCTGCTTCTTCGACTTCTTAGGTTTAGCATCTTTAATCAAATCAACATGTTGTACAGGTTGCATCCATTCTTGATATTTTTTAAGACGTAATTCGGTGGTTTTGCCCTCATTGCGAGTGAGCTTGAGCGTGCGACCATAGATAACCCAATCCCCACTGGCTCTTGGCATGATAGTGCTGATTACTTTTACCCGCCAACCTGTTGCAAATACTTTGGACATCCATCCCCAATGGTTGGTTAAGATTGAGCATTCATAAGCATCAAGCCAACTATCTCTCAAGGCTTTTTGCGCATACTGCATGGCATCGCTTTGGTTTTCAGCACGAGAGTCACTCAAAATTTTGCGACGTTTGATAGTCATTCTGTCATCATTAGCCGCGCCCCTAAAGTTCTTGCCTTTATCATCCTGTCCAATGGCTTCGACAATACTATAAGCATTGGATAAATCCTCACTGTAGCTAAGATTTAAACAGTTATTATGAGCATTATCTTCATTTAAAATAAAAACAGGCGGCTCTTTTGGTTGTTCAACATCGAATGGATTACCAATACAGATAGCACCTTCAGCAGACATCCACACGTATTGCCCAGACGCTTCAGCGGCTTTATTGATAGCATCCCAAACGCTTTCGCCGTCTTCTACGCCTGTTTTGGCTTTTAATGAGTTTTCATTGGTTTTGACGTTCCAAGGCAATGACCCTAAGTCACCTCCTAGGATAAACTGACCGATAATCTCTTCTAGCGTCATGTTTTGACCCTGTGCGATGGGTGCAGATGTATCCAGCAATTGTCCTGCTAAGTCTCGACCAGATATTACGACAGATATCTGCCCACGGCTTACAGTCTGCTGTATTTTATCGATAACACCCACTAATATGGTCTCACGTACCTCTTTGTTTTCGATATCAATCTGGCACACCGCACCACTTTTGACGCTATCTGGCAAATTTGCGATAGTTTTATCTAACCATGCAAATGACCAGCCATCGGCAGGTATGCCAATGTCACTATCAATAGTAATATCGTCCCATTGGCGGCATTCGACATTACCGACGGTCAAGATGATATTGCCAAGACGTTGCAATGTTTGGCTACTATCTGTGCTATCAGTCGTACTTGGCTGATTATCTGACATAAATATTTAACTCAGTACCTGCGGTAATGATGGCAGGGTTGACAATGTTTTTATTGAGTTTAAGTAGCTCATCAGTACGGGTGTGGTCAGCATAGAGACGATGAGCTAAAAGCCTTAAAGTCGTATTACGTTTTACTGTATATTGGATAAGTGGCGGTTTTTTATTGACAGCATCATTGGTAAGCTGCTGCAAGATTGCCGCTGCTTGTTTAAGGGCAGCAACCTGCTTACGTGTATCTAATATGATTTTTGGGACGTTAATTGTCACGGATGGCTCTGGGTTAATTCGACGAATCAACGTGATAGCGTCATTGATACTTTGACGCACGACATTATTTGCCGTTATTAGCTCTAACGGTGTTAGCACGTTTTGTGCCATGTCTAGCTTGATAAGTTCAAGCACTGTTTGAGATTCTAGTGCTACAGGTAACACAGCGCCGACAAAGCGTAGTGGTGCGATATCGGTATCACCAAACATATCACCAATGCTTTTGACTTTATTGATGACTCTGCGCCAGTTTGCCATTGGGTCGGCATCCAGCGGTATATCGTGCATGAGTCCAATCGTATCATTGACAATGCCATTTAGCCAATCAGGCGGGTTAAATAAATCATTGACCTGTTGACCATTGACTTGCAATATCTCTCTGGCACGTTTGATTTCTGCACGAATTCTCTCAGGTATTGTTCGCTTTATTTCAACGGCTTCAGACGTGCTCATTTGTTCAAGCTGCTCTTGATAAACTTCAAGCGTTTCGGCTGGTTTATCAAGTATGACAGCCGTTGGCTGTTCTTCTACCGCTGGGATAGGCGTAG